AAGTGTTTGAGAAGGTGGCAGACAATTCTGATGGCAAGGTCAGAAGGGCCAATGGTCAGGAGTCGATCACGCTCTCCAATGGTGGGAAGTACCTGATCCTTGCTCCACAGAAGAGCTTCCGCGGGCGATCTGCTGACCGACTCATCATTGACGAGGTACGTGAGCAGAAGGATTGGGAGCTGATTCGCAGGGCAGAGCCGACAGTCTCAGCCTCCACCAATCCACAGGTGATCTACCTGAGTAATGCTGGTGATGACAATTCCGTGGTGCTGAATGATCTTCGGCTTCGTGGCACCGCGGAGAGCTTCGGTGATCTTGCGTACTGCGAGTGGTCCGCGGATCCGGCACTGCCGGTGGAGGACGAGGAAGGCTGGAAGCAGGCCAATCCCAGCATGGGATACCCGGGCGGTCAGACCATGCGCGGTCTCCGGTCACTGTTTCGCAAGTATGAGGCTGCTGGTGAGCTGTCCATCTTTGAGACAGAGCACCTGTGTCGCTGGGTGGTCTCCATGCTCCCGCGGCTGGTGCAGGACGTGCATTGGCAGGCAGCACGCGGCATCCTGGAGCCTCCGCGCCTTCCTTCACTGGGTGTCTCCGTCGACCCTTCGGGCAAGCGTGCCAGTGCAGTGATGGCATGGCCACAGGCTGACGGCACGGTGGGCATCATGGAGCTGGCTGATGTGACCGGTGATCCGATTGACCTGACCGCCCTTGCTGCTGCCCTGGAGCAGAAGCTCACGCAGTACACTGGCGTGGAGGTTGCCTACGATCCCTGGACCGACCAGCATCTTGCGCGTCACTTCCCGACTGCCAAGGCAATCACCGGTCAGGAACTGGCCAATGCCACTGAGCGCTTTGTGCGGCAGATTGAGACCGGGCAGCTTAGGTGGCAGGTGGCAGATGCTGTGGCTGCTGACCTGCCGTGGGCTTCCAGGAAGGTGACTGTGGGGCAGGCATTCATTCCCGAGCGCTCTCAGTCGAATCGGAGCATTACCGCGGTGCTGGCTGCCATTCGTGCGGTCTGGTTGGCTAGCGCTCCGATGCAGCGTGCAGTACTCTATTGATCTTCCTTCCGGCAGGTCGGGTGGATCCAATGGTGGATGGCTGTACCGGTGTCAAGAGGTTCGATTCCTCCCTCCCGAGATAGTGCACCCTGCCGGATAGGAACCGGTTTCTAGACTGTGATAGCCTGCTGGGGTTGGTGTGGGAGAGCGCTTGTTGACTTGTCCAAGTGAGTGCCCGACCGGTGCCCTCTCTCCCACACCTCCATTTGACACCCAGGTGCATACTGTCACCGGGTGATCGTAGGCTCGGGCGGTCTCCCTTTCAGGCGGATTGGCTCTCTGTATGGTTTGGTCCCCACCTCCCTCCAGAGAGCCTTTCCGTATCCTGCTCCGACTCTCACCGGGGGTGTACTGCAACGGTGTATAGTCCGGTTCAATGAGTCGCATTGAAAGGCTCTGGAGCTTCCTTACAGAACCTCTGGAGCAGCGTACTGATCCGGCATTGAATCCCGATGCCTACTACCCGACCATTGATGAACAGCTGTATGCGCGGCAGCGTGCCCAATCGGGGAGCGTGCCCGCTGCCACGATTGGGCAGGCTCTCGGCTTCCCAGCCATCTTCCGTGCGGTCAGTTTGCTGAGTACCGTTGCTGCATCTCTGCAGATGCGCGAGTACCTCAATGGTCGGGAGGTGAATCCTGCTGCTCCGGTAGTGCGCCGTCCCAACCGTGAATGGACGTACGGCGCATTTGTGCGCGATTCGGTGATGTATATGGCGGCATGGGGTGAAGCGATCTGGATTGTCACTGAGCGTGACGCGGGGGACTTCGCTTCAAACCTTGTGCCGGTGAACCCCACTGGATTGAAGAGCGAATGGGATGGGGTGAGGCACAGTTGGTATGCCTACCGGAAGAACGGGGAGCGTTACGACTATCGTCCTCAGGATGTGGTGCATATCCCATTTATGCGGGATCCAAGCACCGGACGTGGCAGGGGACCGCTTCAGACGTGTGGAGTAGCTACCAACGTGGCAGTGGAAGCGGATTATTGGGCATCCCGGTTCTACGTTGGATCCATGCCATCCATTTTTCTGGAGTCAAAGGTTCCGCTTGCGGCTGATGATCCAGCCACGATCAAAGACAGGTGGCTCACGGATCCACCCAATGTGCCCAAGGTTGGCTACAACCTGGAGCCTCATGTGCTGGGATGGAATGCTGAGAATGCCCAGCTGACTCAGAGTCGCATGTACTCCCGCGGTGAGGCAGCACTGATGTTCGGCATTCCCGGGCGGATGTTGGAATACTCCGAATCAGGTAGCTCCATCACCTATGCCAATGTGGGAGACCTTGCCACGGAGCTTGTGCGCCTTACGCTGGGACCGGTGTACTTGGAGCAGATCGAGCAGGCATTCTCCGACCTTCGGCCCAGAGGCACAGAAGTACGCTTTGATGTGGAAGGGTTTGAGCGTGCTGATGTGAAAACCCGGTACGATATCCATGAAAAGGCTATTGCTTTGGGGATTTACACTGCAGATGATGCGGCTGCTAAGGAAGGTGAGCGTGGTACATTCCCAGAGGTGCGACCAGCTCCATTGAAGGTGGTAAATGGCTAACTACGTGAACACCTATAACGGCCAGACCCGCAGTTCTGACACGTTCCTTGGATATCCCTGGGTGGAGCTGGATGCCAGCACTGGAGAGCCGGAAGGATCCGTGGAATTCGCTGAGCGCACGGCTGAGGCGATTCTGCTGGACGTGGGCACCGATCCAGAGCTGGCTGCCATTGCACTTCGGCAGGAAGCTGCACGCGAAACCCCGCGCAAGGTCCTGACTGGCCAGCTCAGGAAGATCATCCGGGATGCTGAGGCTGAATCCTGATGCCTGATCTGCTCACCTTTGAGGGATCTGAGCCAGAGCTGGAAATTCGCTCAGAGTCGCAGCGAGAGATTGCGATCAAGTTTGCCCATTGGGGTGAAGTGGGCAGGACTGAAGAGGGCTTTGAAACCTTTGAGCGTGGAGCTTTCAGGGAGAACAAGCCTGAGGATATCGTGTTGCGGATGGAGCATGAGGGACCGCCTATCGGTCGTGGGATTGCTCTGGAAGAGCGCGATGATGGACAGGTGGGAGTGTTCAAGGTAGCTCCCACTGCACGCGGGGATGAAGCGCTTTCACTGGTGCGGGAAGGCTTGTACCGCGGCGCATCACCCATGTTCCGGCGCGACAATCATGTGAGCCGGATCGGGAAAACCGCTGATGGGCAGCGGCTGATCATCCGTCAGAAGGTAGATGCCCGCGAGGTATCTATGACGTGGCGGCCGACCTATTCACGCACGGAAGTGCTTTACGCAAGGGCTCAGGAGGATTCAGAAGTGGCGGATGAGACCGCAGGGACGGTGGAGCAGCAGCCGACTAGCGGTGAGCGCGCCATTGATCCTGCTGAATATGAGGACTTTCGGCGCAGGCTGGAAGTCATGGAATCGCGCAGCCAGACACAGACTGATGCTGTGATCCCCACGGATCAGGCTCAGGTGCCACCCGCGGGTGAGTGGATGAAGGCAGCGCTTACGCTGATGGACGGTGGGGATCTTCACCCACTGGAAGCGCGTGCGTTGGCTGATAACATCAGCACGGACAATCCCGGTTTCATGCCGGTGGTCTACTCCAATGAGCTGATCGGGATCATTGACGCATCCCGGCCATTCATGGAATCCACGACGCGCATTGACATGCCTGCTGCTGGTCTCCAGATCAGCTATCCGCGTATCACCCAGCGTCCGCTTGTTGCAGAGCAGGAAACGGAAAAGACCGAGGTTGCTTCTCGCAAGGTGACCACGGATCGGATCACCAAGGACATTCGCACCTTCGCCGGTGCCGGTGACCTTTCGATCCAGATCCTGCGCCGGTCATCTCCGGAATTCCTGACCGCGTACCTTCAGCTGCTGGCAGAGGCCTATGCCAATGTCACTGAGGATGCCGCAGTGGATGCGCTCCTGGCGGCTGGCATCACTGCCGGTACTGGCCAGTTTGAGGCTGATGCACCGGAATTCGGAGAGGCCTTTGAGAATGCGGCTGCTGTCGGTCGCACGCTTCGTCCCAACCGGATCTGGCTCAGTACCACAGCGCTCAGTCTGTTCATGAATGCCAAGGAACCGTCCGGTGGTGGTGGCCTGCCGATGTACCCGGCCCTTGTTGGGCTTGGTGGATTGGGTGGCGGCGGTGCCGGGGATCTTGGCATGCAGCTCCAGCCGGTCTGGACTCCCGCCCTCGACAATGAGGCGGTGGACGTGATCATCGGCCCCTCGCGTGGATTTGCGTGGGCAGAGGAAGGCACCTTCACCCTTCAGGCAGACGTTCCTGGGCGGTTGGGACGCGACGTGGCTCTCGGTGGCTTCGTGGCCTTTGTGGAACTGTATCCCGCGGCATTCACGTCCTACGTCATCGCCACCTGATCAGAGGGAGCAGGTGGAATGGCAGACTGGCCCACAGCAGCAGTAGTACAGGCACAGCTGGGAATCACGAATCCCAGTGCTGAGACCACCATCGTGGTGAATGCTGCTGTGGGCGCTGCCATTGAACAGGTGAAGCTGGATGTGGTGGGTACTGATCCAGATGGCACGCTCACCAATGAAGAGCTGTGGGATGAGGCTTATCCTGATGGCCCCACAGACTCACTGGCGATCGCAGCTTTGATCCTTGCGGTGATGAGTGTGAAGGCGCCTGATGCGCCGTATGGGATCGCAGCAGTGTTTGACACCGGTGGCCTGAGAGTGGCGCACGAGCACCCCACTTATCAGCGCATGTTGGCTGGGCATCGCCATTCATTCAGCCTGGGCTGATGGCAGATCCGGTGGATGCCCTGGTCTCCGATGTTTCGGACGCATTGACTGCTGCCGGGATCAGTGGTGTGTCTGTGGTGGATGGTCCCACCAATCAGATCAAACCGCCCATCGTGGTCATTCGTCCTGATAATCCGTGGATCGTGCCGGATCGTTTCTGTGCCGATCAGCAGCGCTATCAGGCGGTGATGGTGGTTACGGCAGCCACTCCCGGGGATGGGCGTCGTATGCTGTACGGCATTGGGAAAGCGATCAGGGAAGCGGCGGATGGAGCTTGGAGCTGGGAATCCATCACCCCACCTATCGTGGATGAGTCTACGGGGACACCGTTCCTCGCAGCAGGTGTACGTCTGATCTATCGAAACGAAGAGGAAGAGGAATCCTGATGACTGCGCCGATCATTGTCTATCGGCCACTGCTGCACCTTCAGCCGTTGGACGAGAACGGTGATGATGATGGCGCGGCGGTGGATGTTTCGTGCGATATGTCCAGCGTGGAGCTGACTGTTGACAGCCCCACCACAGACGTATCCACCTTCTGTGGAAACTTCCAGATTCCCGACGATATCACCGTGGGTGCCACCTTTGAGGTGACGGTGAATGCAGACACTGACTCGCGCTGGGCAGCCCTTGTTGGGCAGCGTGTGCGGGCAGAGCTGTACGACCGCACGGACTCCACCAAATACCGCACCTTTGAGACCCAGATCCAACTGAATCCCAGTCTGTACGGTCCCACCACTCCAGGTGAGGCCCGCACCTTCAGCTTTGATGTGGCGGTTCTGTCAGAGGTGGAGTGGGCCAACGTTCCAACCTGATTGACGTAATAGAGGGCACTACACATGGACTGGCTGACTCGCACGGATATTGACCGGATCCTGGATACGCTCAGTGCCGATGACCTGATGCAGGCTCTGGCATCCGATCAGGCAGACAATCTGAAGGTGCTGCAGGCATTCAATCGAGCTGCGGAGCGCATGGGTGCCGGCACAGAGGCTGAGCCTGCCACCACGCGCGTGAAGGCACAGGATCTGACCTATCTGGCCACCAGGATTGGGGAGGTCATCAACGTGGACTCCCCTTTGTCAGGAAGCACCGTCAGCTTGCTGGATTCTGCCGCTACTGGAGAATGACTCCGGCAGAGGTCCGGCAGCTATCGGTGCATGAGTACCTTGCCATGCTTCGGCACATGGACGAGGAACGGCGCGAGCAGAAGAGGGCAGCAGCCAAGAGAGCCAACAGAAGGCGGCGCTAGATGGCGAAAAAGGATCTGCAATACGGGCAGCGCACCATCCGTCGCATCCTGAAGGAGCTGGAGCAGCCTGCCGACCTGGAGCACAAGTACGCTGCTGCCATCCTCGCGCAGGCACTTTCCAATGCCGCGGGCAGGCCGACCCCGCAGGCGCCCATGGCGGCAGAGAATCTCGTGGTGGAAGGTGCCACCATCGGTCCTCTCACCGGGGGTGCTGCCGCTGAGGTGGCCATAGGTTCTGAATTCGGGTCTGTGGTTTATCCCCAATTCCACAAGCCGCCTAATCCGCGCGGTTACTGGCTGTATCCTGCTGCTGAGGATGTGCGCGTGATTGCAGAAGCGGACAAGGCATTGGAAGAGGAATTGGATCGCATCATTAGGATGAGTGTGTAGGTGGCCACTCTTGATCTGATTGTCAATGTAGTTACCAAGGGTGCCAGAGATCTGGATACCCTCAGTGGGAAGCTGCGTGGGATTGGTACCGGTCTCACTATCGGAGTCACTGCACCGATTTTGGGTATTGGTGCAGCAGCTCTTACGGCTGCTCAGGATGCAGAGAAAGCACAGACCAAGGTGGAGTCTGTGTTTGACAGCATGGGTGCTGCAGCATGGACCACGGTGGATGCTCTGAATGCTCAGGCTGAGGCATTGATGGGTGCTACCACTTTTGATGACGAGTCGATAAAGGACGCTCAGGCTCGGTTACTTACCTTTAGTGAGGTGACTGGGGAATCCTTTGATCGGGCATTGGATCATTCAGCGGATCTGGCAGCGTTTTTTGAGACTGATATGGATACCGCTGCTCAGACGTTGGGTAAGGCGCTCCAGAATCCGGTGGATGGTCTGGCTAAGCTGGGCCGACAGGGAATCATCTTCTCTGATGAGCAGAAGGAAATGGTTGCTGCTCTCATGGAGTCAGGTGATATTGCCGGTGCACAGGCAGTCATTTTGGATGAGGTGGCAGCTCAGGTGGGGACGGTGGCAGAGGATTTAGCTGCTACGTCGGGCGGTCAGATGGCACAGGCCATGAATCGGCTGGGGGAAGCTGGAGAGGCTATCGGTACGTTCCTGCTGCCGGTACTGGCCACGCTGGCTGATTGGCTGAGCAAGGCTGCTGGGTGGTTCAGTGGTCTGGATGAGGGCACTCAGGGATTCATTGTGGCCATTGGTGCCATTGTGGCTGTGGTGGGACCGGCAGTGCTGGCCATCAGCTCGATAGTGGGTGCCTTTGGTGCTGTAGGTGGAGCATTCAAAACTCTCAGTGTCCTGCTGCTCACGAATCCCTTTGTGGCATTGATTGCGGCAGCTGCTGCCCTGGTGGCTGTAATCGTCCTGAATTGGGATCAAATCTCCAAGGTGATATCAGACGCTCTGAAGTGGATCAGTGACCGTATACGGGCGTTTGGTGACTTCGTAGGGCAGGTGTGGGACACCATCACCGGGACTATTGAGGATGCAGCGTGGGCAGTGCTCCGAATCGGTCGCACGATCTGGCAGCCAATTGCTACCGGCTTCGGTGCAGCCATTGACGCGGTAAAGGGAATCTGGAATGCGTTTGTCGGATTCTGGAACGGTATTCAGATCAGTGTCCCGGCAGTTGACGTTCCATTGGTGGGTACCGTTGGGGGATTCACCATTGGTCTACCGGACCTGCCGCGGCTGGCTGAGGGTGGGATTGTTACCCAGCCCACATTGGCCATCATCGGTGAGAAGGGACCGGAAGCGGTTGTGCCGCTGGGACAGGGGATCGGTGAGTATCACACGCACATTCACCTGGAATTCACCGGTGAGCCGCCAGAGGATGACACGGAGCTGCTGGATATCCTTCGGCAGGCAGCACCCTTCATTGATGGCAGGCTGAGGCTGGCAGATGGCTGACGGTCACTGCATCAGGGTGCGCGCACTGGATGTGCAGAATGCTGCGAAGCCAGAGCTGGCTACCATCTGGCTGGATCTGGAGCATGGTTACTTTGAGCGTCCTGATGCTGAGGGAGAGGATGACACCATTCCCGGAGCGGATGGCATGGTGGCGGGACTGTGGCGCCGCCGTCGCAGGCTGCTCCAGCTTCAGGGCTTCACCAAGGGCATAGGCGGCACTGAGGCTGAGCGCTGGGAGAGCTGGCACGACGCTCAGGAATCGTTGCTGGGTGTGATGCCGATGCACAGCGCCCCGGGATTGGTGGAAGTGGATGGCCCGTATTTGGGTATTCCCACTGGCACTACTCGATTTCTGTATGCGCGCTGTGTGCGGCAGCTGGGGGGACCGGTCTTGAATCACATGGCCTATCAGGCTTGGAGCTTTTCGCTGGAGTGCATTGACTCACCTCCAGAGTGGCAGACAGAGCCTAGCTAGTGGCCACCCTGTATCACTACGATCTGTACCCGCGTACGGATCCCCGGGATGGCGCTCGCCTTGTGCGCCTTACCAGTCTCCAGAAGGCCACTTATCGTGATGTGATCGGGGTTGGCTCAGGGGTGGGCGTGTTGCGTTCCACCCATGCTGATGCTGACTTTTTGGATCCGCTGGGCGAGCAGTATGTCCGGGTGGTGGAAGAGACCGATGCGGTGGAGACCGTGGTCGGTGGTTTCTGGCTCAGTGACAATCAGCACGAGACCGCGGTCAGACGTGACACCAAGCGGCTGACCATCGCCGGTCCCGGCACCATGGCCTATCTCGCTCGCTCGGTGATGGCCCCGCACACCTATATCCATGATGTGTTCACCGGGCAGGATCCGTTTGACGACCTGTGGCGGCTGGGTGCCCAATCCACGTTCTATGCCAATGGCGCGCACCTGGGAGCGATGCTGTGGCGGGTGATCTATGAGGCGCAGCACTGGCGCAGTGGTGCCTCTTACACCCACAAGCATGCTGATGGTCTGATCTACACCGATAGCCATGCTGATGACCGTACCGGGGGAACGGCCATCCCTGATCTGATCATGGACTTTGATCAGAACGTGGATAGCGACGGTAACGATTGGACACTGGAATCAGGGGAATTCACAGCTCGCGTTGGTGAGAACGTTCTGTCAGTGGTGCAGCGTCTGATTCAAGCTGGCCTATTCGTGGAAATGGATCCAGACACTTTCCACCTTCGGGCATGGGAAGGGCGTCCGGCATCCCGGGGTGGCAGGTCTACGGATCGCACTGGCTCAGGTTGGGCTACTAACGTGGTGCGCTTCCAGTCTCCGACCGATGCCACCATCGATACCGGGAACATTCTCAGCGATACCAAGCGGCGCCTGAAGAGCTTCCTGCGTCGGACACTGGTATGGGCCGGTGGGAACGATATCTATGCCAAGTCTACGGCTGCCGGTGACGTGCGCTGGGAAGGGTTTGAGAGCGCCGACCTTCAGACCACGGCAGCTCTCCAGCAGCTGGCTTCTGCCCAGATCGCCGCGAGGGATGAGGCGGCTGATGCGGTAGATCCGAAGATGAAGCTGGGCGATGACCCTGCGAATGGGTATTACCGCCCATGGCAGGAAGTGCGGCTGGATGAGCTTGTCACGATGTACACAGGCTCAGGCACATGGGATTTTGACGGTCAGACGTTCCCGGTGGCGGGACTGCGGATCGAGCTGCAGTCCGGTGGAGACTGGGCAGCTTATGCAGAGCTGGGTGCTTCCTTTGAGGCTGGCAGGGAACGGCAATTCTCTGTGCCGCCATCCCCGGCCACCAATGTCCTGAAGCTGTGCGATCCCTATGTGCCCGGTGGAGAGGCACTGGATCTGTTGTATGACCTGAATTGGGAAGCGGGAGCAGGCATAGCAGAGACGGTCCCGATCTATCCGTCCGGCACCGGTGACTGGCCTATGTCCGATCCCGGTAACGTGCAGATCGGTCCCATATCCGATCCTGCCGGTGATGGCAGCGCATTCGTGGAATGGGGATCAGATCACCTGTTCCCGGGCCAGTCTCCCAAGCTGCCTGCCACTGCCGGTGCAACGTATCGCTGGGAAGGCTATCTGCAATCAAGCTGTGCGGGTGATGGATCCACCGGTATCGCGGTGCGCTTCTTCAATGCGTCAGACACCCAGCTCTCTTCCACCCTGATCGCCACTATTGTTCCGCCGGCTGACACATGGGCACCCTTCAGCACTGATGTTGTGGCCCCGGTGGGTACTGCCTACATGACCATGGTGCCGCTGGGCATTGGTGCCTGTCGTGCCTACTACGACAAGATCCGGGTGTTTGAGCACACCGGAGAGGCACCGGAGCAGAACCCCTACGCGGGGCAGAGTCCATACGCGGCGCGTTGCGACCACACGCACCCTGCTGAGGACCACGATCATGATTCTGACTATGCCCCGATCAGCCATGACCATGATGCTGATTACTCTGCGGCTGGTCATAATCACGATGCTGACTATGCCGCGATTGATCACGAGCACCCACTACGATGGGAAGCAGTCACAGATGGAGAGGATGTATTCGTGTGGGAAGGCGATGATCTAGTGCATGAGTGGAAGGCGTACTGATGGTGCAGCATGCGGACATTGATCATACTGGCCTGCCGGGTGTAGGCAGTGGAGGTGGAGCTGCACCCTTCGTCTACAAGGACAGCTCAGCAGCAGGCGCACACCAGGCACTGTCCACCACCTTCACTGATCTGTTCCCATCCCAGCTGAATCCCTCCATCCCTGCTGTTGCGGGTGACGTGCTCAGGATCGAGCTTCAGGGTGAGATGACTGATACGGATGGCCAGTGGATCGCTTATGACTTCACCATCAATGGGGTGAGGGTCGGGCAGTCTACCCGGGGCATCCTGAAGAAGACCTATATCGACAATGAGGAAGAGCGCTTCCACGTCTTCTACCTGCACAAGGTGGTGAGTGGTGATATTTCAGGTGGCAACGTGGCAGTGAAGGCTCAGGTCAGGGATCAGGTGGGCGTGGTGCCCGATGTGAAGTACACAGCTCCGGTGTGTGTCCTGGTGGTCACCAACATGGGTCAGTCACTCTAGGGTTTGACACCATATACCTAGACGTATAAGGTAAGCGTGCAAGTGAGGTTGCATGCGTGATAGATCCCCAATCCCGGTATCGGCACCTCACCTCTGCCGGTACCGGGATTGGTCTTTAGAAGTGAGGTTCTGAAGTGACAGACGAGAGGCAGCGCGTGAGCGCACAGGACGGCCCACAAGGCCTGTCCAGGTGGGAAGAGGTCATATTCCCTTCTTATCGGATCATCCCCCGTTCTGAGCGCTCTCAGCGTGTCACTCCCCGATGGCTGGAGCGGGAACAGGCGAAGGATCTGACACAGCAGATCAGAGGTGAGAAGTGATCCAGAGTGGATGGTGCCCCAGCTGCACCTGTGGATGGCACAAGCCATTGGATGCCTTTGACGTGACTCCACCGGAAGCCATGTGCCGAAACGTGGTGTGCGACTGCCATCAGTCCTACTGGGATTCAATCCCCGATGACGTGGTAGATCTTGGACCCGATGCAGTGCCCCCCGGTGAGAAGCTAAAGCATCCTGATGAAGAGCTGCTGCTCCGCTACCAGTACGGTGATCGCTGATGCGCGTACTCGTCGCCTGTGAATTCTCCGGTGTGGTGAGGGATGCGTTTCTGCAGCATGGTCACCATGCAATGAGCATTGACCTGATCCCTTCAGAGCGTCCTTCTCCCATGCATATTGAAGATGACGTAATCCCGTATTTGGGATTTGGATGGGATCTGATGATCGCGTTCCCGCCCTGCACCCATCTGGCCGTCAGTGGAGCACGGTGGTTCGCCGGGAAGCGGAAGGAGCAGGCAGAGGCACTGGCATTTGTGCAGGCACTGATGGATGCACCCATCCCGCGGATTGCCATAGAGAATCCTGTCAGTGTCATCAGCTCCAGGATCAGGAAGCCAGACCAGATCATCCAGCCATGGATGTTTGGCCACGGAGAGACCAAGGCCACCTGTCTCTGGCTGAAGGATCTGCCGAAGCTGGAGCCAACCGATGTGGTGGATGGCAGGCAGCCGCGAGTGCATCATGCCTCTCCCGGGCCTGAGCGCTGGAAGGAGCGCAGCAGGACACTGCCGGGGATCGCAGCTGCCATGGCTGAGCAGTGGGGAGGGCTGTGATGGATCGCAGGGATCTGGCTAGGGGCTGTGCAGTGACCGTGTTGCTGCTGCTGGTGATGTTCATGTTGGGTGCCCTGGTCCCGGCCATGGTGAGGTGGATGCTGTGAGCAGTGAGGGCGCGGAGCCACGGACCTGTCCTGACTGCGGGGAGCCAATCGTCCGCGTATCGCATTGGCACGATCAGCGTAACCCCGAGGGCGCGGAGCGGCGGCAGTCGATGCCAGTTTCGCTGCCGGGGATGGCCCTGCACCGGATCAAGCAGCGCGACCGGATTCATGGGGAGCCCTGCTATTGCGAGGCAGATGCGGCTGAGGTCATCCGATGGCACAAGGCTGAGTCGCTGCCGGTACCCGAACCCTCATCGCTGGATGCACCGTGCCGCCACCAGTACCCGCACGATGGACCGTGCGAAGCCGCCCTACCCGAACCCCCGCTCGACGTGGAACGGCTGGCGCAGGCTGTTGACATAGCGATCTATGAATCAGGCGGCAAGATGATGTGGGTGTCACGGGAGAACGCCGAGAGGATCGTAGCCGAGTACACCCGGTTGGCTTCTGAGAAAGGTACTGGCCGTGGTTCGTGAGCCGAAGATCGTTGCCTGTTCCTGGTGCCACAAGGTCATTTGGCCATGGCAGGACAGGAAGCGGTACCGGCATGGTCCCAGGATCCACAGGGAATGT